ATCATATACAACTGCTTTACCACCAGAACGAGCCATAGCTAATTCTATTTGATATATTACAATATTATAAAGCATTTGTATATTGTCAAGCAAGTCAACTAAAGACATAGGGTTTCCAGTCGTATTACCCTTAACGCATCCTATATAAGATAGTGATGTTTTTCCTGGATCATCTATAGATCGAACTTGATTATCTCTTCTTTTAGCGTTAACAAGTATTTTCCCACCAATTTTAGTGGCTGTCCATACGTCATCCACCCATTTAGTTTCAATCTTTTCTCCTTTTCTAGCTTTATAAGTATCTTTAACAGACTTTCTGAATGGTCTATCTGGATCGTATTTATTTTCAGATAACTTAACCTTTATAGCTCTTAATGATTTCCATTCAGCAGAAACAACTCTAATTCTATTTTCTCTACCATGATTAGCACTAACCCATTCTATATCGGAATTAAAATCAGATAAATCGTTGCCGTAAGCATCTCTCATTGCCTCAAGCTCTTCTAAGTCTTCTTTCTTTAGATCATCTCTAAACTCATCATTAATCTCATTAACTGAAAGCCATCTCTCTTCTCCAGCCCATGATGCATCATCTAAATAATCAGAATGAGAAGATGTGTCAAATATAACATTTCTAGGATCAACTCTTCTAGCTACAGGGTCTCCACCTATAATACCTACCTTATAGAATTCTTTTGATGTTACTAATAAATCTCTAAATCCTTCTTTAAATATATCCTTTAAATTATATCTATTTATAATGTACTCTAAACCATCTTGAGCGGTTTCTTCTACCATTTCTCGGTAGTTATATTTCATATATATATCAATATCATCTGGCACAGGCAGGCCTTGCCCTTGTTGCTGTATATCTATACCATGAGTTTCTTTAAATTCTTGATGAATGTCGTCTAAAAGTTCTCTCATTAGTAACCCCACCTTGTGATCATATTTCCTAACTACAGCCTCTTTATTTACTGTAGATACTTTCATGTCTAAAGGTCTTCTTATTTCCTCACCTACAAGTAAATCAATCTTAGGAGCGATAATAGGATAATTAACTAATCGTGCTGGATATGTTAGTCCGTACTGCTCTGTTAAGTATGTATAGTCACCAGCGTTTAATTCACCATTGTATATTTGGTAGTTTCTTATATCTTTAGTTCTTGACATGTCATAATGACCTTCAGATATACCCATATACCCAACAATAGCATCAAGCACCTCATTACACCATTCTTTGTTTTTTTGTTTTTCAGAAACCATCATAGATGGCATTGAGCTTTTAGTTTTTTCCATTTTAATTCACCATTTTAGGAACACCATTGTGTCCCAATTTATAATATTTAAATCCTAAGTCTTGTATCTCTTCTTTAGGATTTACTTTCATTCTATAATTATCTATATTATGTATCAAACACAAGCCAAAAGCCATAGCTCTATCTGTATTTTGCAGTCCATAATTAGCTAATTCATCTATCAATTCTATAAACCATATATCTCCTCCATTCTCCCTAACATAATCATCAATCAAATCCTCCAACAAAGCCTTAACCTGCTTATTCATATGAACACCATAACGATTTCTCGTTTTAGTTCCAGGATTATGAGCGGATTCTGGCTTTTCTTTTAAATACTTTAATGCCCCCATTCTTTTGAAGTAATCTAATATACCAATCTTAGTATATTCAACTAGCATCTTAGCATTATAGTACACAGCTAACTTTAGGCAACCATCCCAGAAGTCCTCTTTTTTCTTAGGTCTTTCGGTGTAATCAGCAACAACAAAGTCGCTAGCCATTTCTGTATTTGCAAATCTACGATAAATTATCGCACTACCCAAAGAATCTGACGCTCCAGCTTGATCTTGATCGTAACTATCAATACCGCCAATATCCAATCCTTTTAAATCTGGCTTAGGATGTTCTAGTATTTTAAATGGGCCAGCAGGGTGAGGTCGCCATGATACTTTAAGCTCATTAGTGTCATCTAGCACCCAATCTAAGTATCCGCTTTGTATTTGGCTTCTATTATCTTTTGATGACAATATCCTAGATCTTTGTGCGTTTAACATTGCAATATCAAATCTTGCAGAATGTGTATTAAGAAACGCCTCCTCTACAGTTAAAGGATAATTTTGTATATGTAGATTGTATGCTTCATTATCTCCAGATTTTTGAATAACCTCTCTGTCTTCTGTTAATTTTTTTAATGCTCCTGGCTCATCTTCTTTTCCTGACTCAATATCAAAGAATCCATAGTATGCTTTAGATGCTGGTATAAACATAGGCTCTAAATTATAAGCATCATGACTATAATACATATCCATAAAATCCTTAGAAGATTTAGATATATCTCCCCCTGTACCTCCAATAACTGGAACTCCGAATTGTATATCACCATCCATAAAACAAGCTTTAGAAGACATATAAGCATTCTTAAGGCGTTTAAACTCTCCAGCCTCTTCAAATATCATAACAGACAAACGTTCCCCTTTAAATACTTCGGGGTTATCCATAGTTCTGCATATAATAGTAGATTGATATCCTCCTATCTCCCATTTACCATCTCTGTTTTTTTGCTTGTAGCCAGACCTCATTATATCTGATGTATCTTTTAATACAGAATGCTTGAAGTTAGGATGTATACCATTAAGTCCTTTTTTAGTTTTATCAAAGAAGGCGTCTGCTGTAGCTTGTAATCCTGCGGCCACACCTATATCATTAAAAGGAAAGAATGTATATTCATGAGCCACCATACCAGAATTCATATAAGAGAATCCTTTATCTCTGGCTTTAATAACAATCATACCTTTATTCTCATTTTTACACCTTTCAAATGTATCAAAGTATTCATGATCCATAGTTCTATACCAAGGATGTATTAAAGATTTACGATTACCTACGTTACCGCTATTACCTAAGATCATATAGTAGTTTAAATAAAAATAATATTTACCAGATATCTTAGGCATACCTTTAGGTTTAAAGCCATTAATACATCTTTCAGACTCTTGAGCCCAGTATTCTTGATAAGCCACTGAATCTGGATTTAACTCAGGGTGACCGTTATTAGGTATAGGGCGATATCTTTGAGGATCAAACTTTATCTTAGCCATATTTAATCCTTTTATATTTACCTACACCATACATGCCAGAGTCTTTTTCTTTTTTAGCCATCCACGTGTGAAACTTCTGATGCAAATCAACACGATGTAATTTATAGGCCTTATCCTTGTATTCTGTCGCTTTAGACATATTTCCAGAGCGGTATGCTTTCTTATATTGAGAGTATAAGTAAGATAGCTCTAGTTTATATTTTGGAGTATTATTATTTTTCACCGCAACACTTAGTCTGTTTTTTAATATATGGTTTATTATTTTTAGAAGCATTAATTCCTGGTGCTAATGGTCCTGTATTTTCAGGTGAAATACAACCACTATTATATGCAGTTAAAAAGTCAGGGAACCATTGTACTCCATAAGATTGCAGGTTAGCGTCTGGAGGATTGCTCCCGAACCACGGGTGTATAAAGTGTAAAGGCTGATCATATGAAAAATCTGGATAGCTACCAAACTGGTAATTCAAGCTTAAAGGAACACCATAAACTGAATTAAAATTAGTATTATTTTTAGGGTTAGCAAAAAACACACCTACTCCTACACCTATCCTTCCTGATGTTCTATAATTTACACCACCTGAATTTAATGTTCTATCTCCTACACATATAGTGTTTAGTAACTGAGGGTCAGTGTTAGGACCAGTATGGACATCCTCATAATTATTTGCGTTAGTTACATCACATTCGAATTTGATAAAACAATAAGATGATGTAAATTGCAAGTAAGTGCCTGACTCATAATCTAAATCATAATGATTAATGTAATCAACTCCTGCCTGGTATGCCTGTGGAGAATTGTTATAATTATTTCCACCATATTTAACTATTGGGTACTGACCTTCTAAGTGAGTTGGGTTTTCTAACTTTAAATATACCATTCTAGGAACTCCTGCAGTGCCTAACGGTATATTGGGAGTTAGATTCCCAAAATTTAACCAGTTGTCTTTTACAGTTTCTTTTTCACAAGTTTCATACTTCCATTTACCTAAAAAGTTTTTATCATTATCCCAAATAGATATAAAATACCCATTTGGATTATTTATTGTATTAAAACTATCTTCTCCATATGTGTTTCCCAAAACATCTTCAAGTGCTAATGCTATTGTAAAAACAGGAAAACCTATACAATCCTGCTCTATAGCGTTACCACTAATCGTTGATCCTGATCCAGCTAGACCAGGAGTAAATGGTGCTTGCCACCAAGGATTTGTAGTAGCTCCATATCCATCTCTATAATTATATTGATCAGAAGTTATTGTAGGGCACTCAAACCTTCTAATAGGTCTCACTGATAATTTCTTATCACGATATCCTTGATGTGCTACAGGCCATCCATCAGTATCCCAAGCCCAAGCTAAACCATCTATCTGTGGATTACCAGGATCATGAACAGCAGAAGAAGTCCAATGCATGCCTGATAAAGCGTATTGACCGT